CAAAAACATTACACATATGTAATGCTCCCCAATCCCACTGATTACATCTTTCAATATATTCTTCTAATGTAAAATTCCAATATTGAATTGTTTCGTAATCTAAATCATCTTCGAAGAATAAACCGTATTCTTCATCTGTATTTTCATACCACCATTTAATAGTAAGTAAATGTGAGGAAGTTACACCTTTAGTTGTAGTATTAACTACACTGGGATCACCTACGAAAGCAATACTTTTGCCTTCCTCATAACGATCGTATGAATGTACTTTAATATTATTAACACCGTGTCGTAGAAATTCTGATTCTGTCCATGACCTACGATCTTGACATTCTTTAAGATTGATTATGTTCGGTATCGGTAGATTCTGTAATTTGTCCGTTAGTGCTATCAAGTTTAAACTCTTCATTAAGTTCATTATAAATCTCAGTTAGTGTATTATGAAAGTTTCTGACTGAACCATTATTATGTATACGATATGTGTTAATATTTGGTAATTTCTGTTCAAGTACAAAAGTCTTATCTATTTTTGTTGGATGATTAATTACATATTCTTTAATTAGATTACCATTGAAGTATCTACGACTATCAGTTGAAAAATCATGTCCTTCTCTTGTAATTTGAACAACAACTATATTCTCTGCACCAACCTTTTCAATTAAAGGTACAAGTTCTTCAACAAATCCACCATCTGCTACGGCGTAATGTACACCTTCTTCAATTTCTTTTGATACTTTCCAACCAAAGAACGATTTGCCATTTTTAGGTTTAATGATATCTTCTGATACATGAATCATTGCTTCTCTTCTTGACCTATCACCTAAAGCAAATTCTTTCTTTTCTTTAATATCTCTATCTTCGTAACCTTCCATGAACCAATTTTCATCAACACCAAAATGTGCAATCGTTTCTTTAAACAATTGATACTTAAAAGACAGGTTGCCAAATCCAAACTGTTCTTTATATAAACTTGCTGCTTCATCTTTGCCTGAAGCTGGGGGACCGTTAAATATTACTATCATCTAATTTTCCGTTTTGTTTATAGAATCCATATTTACAAATATAGTAGGAATCTACAATATCAGTAATAGGATTCCATGATTTGTTTATTATACCACATTTTTCGCGAATGTCAATAGAAACTTCTTTTTCAAATGCTTCAATCATAAATTCTTTGTTTGCGTTACCTTTTCCACTGCCAAACTTTTTAATCATTGTTGGAGGATAAACTTCGTGAGGTATTCCTTTCTCATATAGTTTATGTTTAAACAAACCACAATTCTCTGCTATTTGAAATACTCTACCTACTGCTCCAAATGCGTATCCTTCAATTCCAACGAAGTCACATTCAAAACATTTCTCTTGCGACCATGAACCTAACATATCGTATCTCTCTTGGTCGGTTGTCCAATTGTCAGGATACATTGTTGCTTGAAACTGACCTTTCTCTCCTTGTAGCAATTTCTTTTGCTTTACATAATAATAAAAGGTGCAGTTATCATAACTCCATTCTTCGCCTTCATGTATACAAATTGCTGGACTACTTAAGCTGTAGTCAACACCAGCGTATTTCATAATATACTCCATAATATATTTATAGAGTTATTTATTCATTCTGCACGGTAGAATATATGACTTCCAATAGTTCCTACTTGTTGTAAAGATGGAGCCCAATAAGGATCTACCCAAGTCGTATGATAATGAGTTGCTCCTTCAGTGATCCCACGATACTTACCGTTATTGATTATCTGATAAGAAATGTATAATGCATCAGACCAAGCATCGCCATCCATGGCATCATCGGACTTACCATCACAATACCAACTGAATTGACATTGATTTCTTATAGGTACAAGAAGATTAGGGTCCTTCCAAGAAGGTTTATGTTTGCCTTGATATATAACTGCACAAACAGTATTTGGATATCTATCGTCACGTACACGATTTAAAACAACATCAGCAACGGCATATTTACCTGCTAAGTTCTCTGAACGAGATTCGTGGTAAATATTCTTTGCCATACAATGTTCGTCTTGAGAAGTAACATAATCATAATCCATTGAACCTTGGACTTTCATTGTTCCGAAAGCCATTCCTACTATTAATGCTAAAGCTAAAAATCCGAGTTGATTAAAGATTTTCATTGTCTAGTATAAGCGTCGTATAATTCTTCACCTTTGAGTTCTTTTCCAAAGTTACGAATATGCTTACCCTGATGCGATCTTTTAATTAGACCACAATTATACTCTACATCAGTTACTGATTTACCACCTTCTGTGTCTTCAGGATGGTCATCATACCACATTGAATTAAAAGAATGTACATGCAAAGACTTAACTTGCATTGCCCAATCTTCAGCGTCTAACATAGTCCTTTGTTTATCGACTACTTCATCATATTGCGTCATAGTTTTTCTCCTGGTTTAAAACCTCTAAAACATTTGAATCTCGGAAAGCGTAAACTATATTCATCTTCCGAATCTTGACTTATTGTAATAGCATCAGCTCTTACTTCAATTAGTTGACCAAGTACAGAGTCAGCGTGATTCCAAATATCATCCCGCATATCATCGCTAAGACCTGTGCCAACATTAACTTTGATAAATTTACCTTCGTCAGTGCCTTCACAGATAAGTGCTCCAGTGCTTCCTTCATTTTTTCCTGTTCCTTCTTCAATATCAATAACTTTAAGTGTAACTTCAATATAAGGTTTCATTTTCAACCAACCGTAAGAACGTTTACATTCATACATTCCGTTAATAGGTTTGACCATAATACCCTCATAACCTTTTTCAATTGCTTCATTATTAATTTCTTTAAATTTATCAGCATCGTCTTCAATGTTAATGACTTTATATTTAGTATTAATAATACAATCTTTAAAATACTCTGAGTGTTCAAATCCTTTTAAGAGTTCTTTTCTTTTAATAAGAGGTAATGTACCACTTCCTGTTCTGAACTCATCAATAGGTAGAAAATCAAATAATGCAAAGTAAGCATCTTGAGTTTCAGCACCTTCCTTTCTGTGTACTTGTTTCATTAGTGATTGGAAATCAGCTGACATAACTTCACCATCAAAGACAAGGTTATTAAACATCTTATGACTGAATGCTTCTTCTATATGTGGAAAGTTAGTTAATTGTTTTCCGTTACGAGAATAAATGGTAGCAGTACCGTTTTTAACAATTACGATTGCTCTTACACCATCGTACTTATATTCTACAACACAGTCTCCTGTAATCTTTTTAGGATTATTATCTCCGCTGTGGGCAAGCATACACTTGAATACAGGGATAGTACCTTTTGCTGCCTTATTGACTGTACTTACAGAGAAACCTGCTCTAAAGTCTTTAATTAAGATTCTACGATACCAATCATTCCATTGTTCCTGTGTTGCTTTTGCCATTAATACAAGAATTGCATCACGAGCAGCATGACCTGTTAATGTTCTATTTTCAAGTTGAGAAGCAACCTTGACGAAATCTTCAGGACGAATACCTTCTCCTGTTGGATCCTTTTTAATAGGAACTTGAGCAACACCAAAGGTTACCATATTATCAAGTCCTAATCTTAATCCTGCTACGAATTCCGTGTTATCAATATTAGACCTAATAACATCTTCTTTAAAAAGTTTACTATTATCAGATTCTAATTGTTGTATAATTTTCCAAGGTTCAATCATTCGATTCATCTTCTCCGTAACGACCACGATCTTCGTTGCCATCATAATTTAATTCAGTCATAGACTTTTGTTTCATCTTTTGATTTTTAAGATGAGGGTATCTTGTATAGGCAGGATGAGCAAATTCAGAACTTGATTCTTCATCTTCATCGACATCAGCCTCTCCGTACCAATTCGCCCTTTCAGGTTTTGGTTGTTCTTTCTTTTTACCAAAGATACGATCCCAACCATCGTCATATGCTTTGCTTGGAGATTTACTTGTTAAGTTATCTCCTGTGATATCGTTCTTACCCAAAATCTAACTCCAATTGTTTATCTTCTGTAAATTGATTGCCTGTCCTACGAAAGAACATACAGCGATCCTCGTCTAATTCTAAAACAAATGTATCTCCAACTTTTAATGGAGTCTTGTCGATGTCGACTTGATTAAAGTCTTTATCTTCTCTGTGTTTATCGG